CGAACAACTTCGCGGTTGATTTCAGCAAGGATTTCCGTGCTGAGAATGTTGGCGAGTTCGGTTTCAGCATCCAAGCCGTGAACAGCCTTGAGATCCTGAGCCAGTTCCACCGAGTAGGACGCAGCAAGTGCGCGTGTCTTGGCTTCAACAGCCACACGCTCAATGCTGAAGCCCATCTGAGCAGGAGCAAGACCTTCACCATTTGCGGTGTTGTGTCCTGCGCCACTGGTCAGACCAGTGACATTGTTAGGATCACCAAATCCTGGCATACCTTGGAACGGATCAGCAAAGAACGCAGCAAAGGTTCCTCCCGAAATACCGGTGTTAGAACCGGTGTTCTTATTCTGAGAATTAACGCCCGAGAACGCAACCTGTGGTTCGTTGTAGAAGGCTTCTGCACCAAACTGACCACCATCACTGGTGCCAGCGAACTTGGTACGCATTGCGAAGATCAAGCCAGTCGGAGCCGACATAGCCTGAACGCCGCAGATGTCGTAAGCCATGAGATTCGGCATGGCGCGACGAACCAATTGGATAAGAATTGGATCGTAGCCCTGAATCTGTGCGCCGGTATCGGAACCAACAATGCCAGTACCAGTCATGGTGCTGGTTGGACCTTCGGTCAGCATCTGCTGACGGATTGCCTTCTCCTGGTTCTCCAGAAGGGTAGCCATTGTTGCGCGCTTATGGGCATCCGTAATGGGAGCCATATCCTTGTGATCTAGAACGGGCTTCCACTTGCGGATAGCCTGTTCTGTTAGAAATTTATCTTCCATGTTCATACTCCTTGGTTGTAAACAGTCTGTGACTGTGAATTACTGTCGTGACTTGCTCATTGAACGCACTACGGCTTCAACGAGTGGTGATGCTTCTGAAGCCTCTTCGAAAGATTCCTCAAGAGAATCTTCAGTAGCGGTTTCGTTTGCAACTGTTCCGATGTTCTCAATGTTCTCGCGGAGAACACTGATCTTCTCGGCAAACTGCTCAACGGTGTCAAAGTCCAGGTCTTCTGCAAGACGACGGAGTTTTTCTACCTCTGTATCAGTTAGTCCTTCGGAAATCTGACGGAAGACGATCTCGCACTTCAACTGCTCGACCTCTTCAACCAGTTCCATGTTCTTTTCGACCTGGCTCTGAAGTTCGCCGTCAAGGGTTTCAACCTCTTCAACGGTGGACTCAAACAGGTCTAGTTTCTCTTCAGGAACCTCAATGTACGACTCAGCAAAAAGTCCACGAAGGTTACCAATGAAGTTTTCTGTGATCTCGGTGCGGAGTCCCTGCTCAACAGCAAGACGGTTCTCCTGCATCCACTCTTCAACCACATAGTTCAGGTACTCGTCAATGCGCTCAACGAGTTCTTCGGTTACAGCCACGGTGTGCTGCTCAAGAAGAGTTTCGTACTGCGCCTGAACTTCTTCTTCAATCTGACGGGTACGCTCGTTGAGGTGAGCCTCAAACAGAGTAGCAGCCGAAGTCTTGAAGTCCTCAGAGAGTTCTTGACCGGTCAAGAGAGCAACAATGTCTTCCTTGACGGTGGGCTTGATCTCGGGGATCTTGGTTTCACCCTTGGCACCACTAGCCTTGGGCTTGATGGTGCCGCGATTGTACTTGTCGTCACTGATTGCCTTGCCGGTGTGGTCAAGATCAATGGCATTGCCAATGTTGGCAGTCTTGCCGTTGGCAGTCTTGTACAGTTTCTCTGACGAATACGCGTCCGACTTCTCAATATACTTCTTGCCCTTGAGATCGGTCAGGGTGGGCGCGTTGATCTCTGCGCCTTCCTCAACCTTCTCCTTGCTCTTCTTGCCGAACTTGCCCTTCAGGAAGGCAGGCATCTTCTTCTTGCCCTTGGAGTCTTCCTCTTCGGAATCTTCCTCCTCTTCTTCCTCGGACTCTTCGTCCTCATACTCTTCCTTGGCTTCTTCGATTTCTTCTTCTTGGAGTTCTTCCTCGGCAAGAGTATCCTCATCAGAGGTGTCTTCGCCTTCGGTGATATCCGTGTCCTCGGTGTTCTCGGCTAGAAAGCCTTCGCCCAGGATTACCTTCTTGATGACATCTTCGATGTTTTCTCTTGCCATGACTGTGAATCTCCTTCGTTGGAAATATGTAGACTACTCAGAGTTTTGAAATGAAGTCTTTGAACAGCCGAATGGCTTGTTCTTCTAAATTACGCGATGAAGTCTTTTCAATGATCTTCTTGTAGTTCTCGACCTCTACAGGCTTGAGAACACCACCGTCCCAAATCCACTCCCGACCTTCCATGATGCCATTGACGAAAGCATTGGGAGCAGAGGGATCTGCAACCACATCCACCGCAGCCAGCATGAAGTCTTCCTGCACCACATTCACCCCGTCCTGCTCCTTGAGACTGCCCATGCCACGGGACGAAACGCCCAGTTTGACACCTTCGTCTATGAGGTTGCGGACAATCTTGCCGTATGGGGTATCCAAAATCTTGGCTTTGCCGTAGACATCGTTGCCTTCAAGCCGCAGATCCTTGATCAAGTGGGACACGCGCTCTAGGTTCACGGTTGGACCTTCGGGGTGTCCAAGTTCGCCCATTGCGCGGTTGGTCTTTACATATTCGTTTTGATACCGACCAAGTTCCTTCTCCATGACAGCCATTGGGTACACGCGACCGTTGCGATTCTTCGCTTCAGCCTGCATGAACACGCCTTCAATAAAGTAGTGCTTCTGACCGTCTTTGGTTTCGGTCAGAATGTTGATGTCTTGAACTGTTTCGGTAATGAGTTTCACTTCTTTACCGCCTTGCCGCCGCGACCATATAGCGTCTTGGAGGCTCGTTCCTTGTCTAGTTTCTTCACAGCAGTGTCGTAAGCCTTCTCAAGTCCTTTACCCTTCTTGATATGAGCAGGACTCTTGGCTTTGCCGTCTTTCCACATTCCCTGACGATTATCGGGATTCGTATATGCCCAAGCCTTACGGTCAGCACGATCTATTGCGCGATTGTGTTCACGCGCACGGGCAGCGGTGATTGCCATCTCGTCTAGTTCGGCTTCTTCCTTCACGGCACCAGCGGGAACGCCCTTGCCCAGTTTAGCCTTGTAGCCTGCCTTCTTGATGGTAGCCCGAGCAGCCTTGAACTTGTCTTCGCTTGCACCAGCAGGAACGCCGGTGTCAGGAGAGGTCTTGGCTTCGTTGAACACGCTGTTAGCCACCTCGTAACGAGCCTCATCCAATGCAAGAGAAGACTTGGCGTAGAGCGACTTGAAGACAAGTTCCTTGGCTTCAGAAAAACTCTTGTTGAGCAGTGCTTTTGCAATCAGTTTATTGGTGTCCATACATCTCTCCTTTGGCGACAGTATTATTTAGTTTTCGTCTGTGTTTGACTGTGTTTCTTCTGCGTCTGCGGGGGCTTCTACCCGCAGCAAATCATTTGAAATATACTCTCGCTCGGTATCTATGCGCTCTGATACCTTGTCACGAAGGGACGAATATATGGCAGTCTTGAATTCTTCAAATGAATTTAGCATGATTTACCTTACTGATTAAATCCCTTTTCGTCATCAGGAACGATTTCACCAATTGTTACCTGTGGTTGCCCTGCACCTTGTGGGGCAGAAGCGGCTGGAGCAGGTGCAGCGTCTTGTGTGGGCATAGCCCCTGCTTCCTGTCCAGGCATCATCAGAACACCACTCTTTTCTTCCATAGTCATTTGTTTATCTATTTGCTCTATGTCGTCTTCAGTTTGACGCAATATTTTTCTACGAACCCATTCGCGGGAGTAGTACTTGCCAACAAAGTCTTCCGCGTCACGAGCGGACTGTAGACGATCCTTGAGTATTTCACTTTCCTTGAGTTCAGAGAAGTGCGAGTCCTTGGCAAATTGGAATCCAATACGATCTTCGATTTCTGCCCACTCGTCCTCACGGATAATGCCCTTGAGAACCAACTGCACACGCAGCAGTTCAAGGAACAGTTCAGAGAACTTCATGCGTAGGCGTTCAATGAACTTGAAGAACTTTACTTCATCGCGGCTAATCTCGGAAGCCTTGCCCAAGTTGAAGCCCGTGGTTTCTTCAAGACGCGAACTTGGAACATTGAGAGACTGAAATAGTTTCTTTTGGAAGTACTTGACATCATCCATTTCCGAAAGATTCTGCCCGCCTTCAAGCGTCTGAATCTCTGTGCCACGACCGCCTTCGCGCCGTGGCATCCAAAAGTCCTCAAGCATGGACAGGTGCTTGCGTGCGTCCTGCACTTCGCCCGTGCTGGAATCGTACATGAGTTTGTTGCGATACCGCTGCATGAGTCCGCGCACATACTCTTCTGCCTTCTGCTTCGGCAGATTGCCTACATCCACATAGAACACGCGCCGCTCGGGAGCGCGGGTGATGCGATAAATCACCACTGCGTCTTCAATCATGCGGAGTTGATTCAGTGCCTTGATAGCCTTGTGCAGATAGCCAATGATCTTTTTGTGGTACGCATCAAACAGTCCACTGTGAACAAAACAAATGGAATCCGGCTGAATCTTCAACCCTTCCATTGACAGGGCAGTGGAGTTTGGCTCGCTCTCGTTGAACACATAGAACTCTTCAACCGATGTAACCACTTTGACATTAGCAGGAGCCATCTTGTCAAGAGGCTTCTTGTTGATCTTGCGAACCTTACGGATCTTTGTGGGATCAATAGGACGCAGTTCTACAATACCCTTCTTCTTGTTTTTGTCATCAATAATGATGTGGTAGTACAGGCGGCTGTCAATGTACCACTTACGAAAAATCTCGTAACTGCGGCGTGAGAAATCTAGCAGCCCAAGAATCTCATCAAACTCTGCTTCCACCTTGTCCTTGATGGATTTGGACTGTTTCAGATTGGCAGTGTCAATCTTTACAGTTTTAAAAGTTTCATCGTACACAATGGCTTCATTGCAAATATCCGAAATGGCAGATTCCACTTCAGGGTGGAGTGCCATGTCGCGGTACTTGCGAATGAGTTCAATGTCGGACTTGATGGTGCCGTCAAAGTCAACCACGGTTCCAAAGTATCCACCAACCTCTATTGGTACTGAGCCGTCATCCTGCTCGGGTGCGACAAAGGAAAGAGACTTCTTGGGAGTTTCCTCCGCAGAAGTCTCTTTTTTAGAGATAGTGAATCCAAATAGATTAATAGCCATGAATAAAGAATCCTGTCAAAAGAAGCGTCAGAAACCGGGACCGATATTGATTCCGGTTCTCTGCACCGTGGACTGAATGTTCTCCTGTCCAGTACCCGTAGCAGGAACTGCTCCACCTGGAGCGGCTTCCCACCATGAGAAGTTAATGGTGACAGGGAATTCGGCAATCTGATCGTTGTTTTCAAACGAAAGGTCAATTGCGCCAACTTCGCTTGGATAGCATCCAATAAAGTTGTATGTACGGAGTGCTTCGCCATCGCGCTTCAATTGCGTTACAGACCATGTAGGCATGAAACGCATGAAGTTTGTTGGAGCCACATTGGAGACATGGGAATTAAAAGTCATGCTCCAAGCCTCGAAATACGAACGCAGGCTCATGTTGGCATCAGAGATGATCGTGATGGTCCAGTCTTGGAATGTACGATCTCCTGGCAGTTTGATGCGGCGACCACGATACGGAACCTCAATGGTTCCAAGCGAGGACGCAGGAATCTGTGCTGCCTTGCACAAGAACGAGATGGCGCGGTTGTTCGAATATCCGGGAATGTTTCCCGTGACCTTGAACAGATTGGTGCGAACACCACCGCCAGCGAAGGCGTTTACGAAACCCTGAATGTTATTTGATGGATCTACTGGCATGGATTACTCCTTAGTCTTATTTAGACCTTAACCGCCGACTTCGCTGAAGTTTACGCCTGTCTTTGTTGCAACAAAGTTCAGGGAGATGAAGTTTACGCTACGGGTTGGCTTGATAAAAATATCAGCCACGAACTCGTTGCGGTCAATTACTTCACCTGTGTTGTTGGTTTCATCGCACACCACCTTGAAGTCGGTGATGCCACGGCGTGCCTGAATGGTCTTCAGGAACGGAACCACGAGGTTCTTGAACTGTACGCGAGTGAACTCATCGTTCTGCTCGAACAGGAAGAACTTCGAAGCGGTGGCAATCGCCTTCTCAAGAATGATGAACAACCGGCGGACATTGATGCGGTCGAACGCAGACGGACGGGTCTGCATGGTCTTGTCGCCGTACAGAATGGTTCCCTGTCCTGGGAAGGACACCACAGGATTAATCTGACGGGTGTACAACTCGTCACGATGGGCTTCCTGTGTGGGGTTGTACGCCAACTTGACCACACTGTTGATTTGACCACGGTTGAAGCCTGCTGGTGAGAACCACGCTTCGTTGGTGAACTCGGTACGAGCAACCAGACCCGCAATGTCCGCGTTCAGCGGAACAAGACGAAGCAGGTTGTTGTAAGTGTCCAGTTGATACTTCCAACCGCTATCCATAACTGCGTAGGACGAGTTGATGTTGAGCGTGCTGTCGCGGAAAGTCTTGAGGTTAGCCAAGGCTTGGTACGGCAGGGTGTTTACCACATCGGTTGACGCACACGACACGAATGCCATGCAGTCAAGACGCTTTTCGCAGACATTTTGGATGATCAACTGCTCAAGTGCTGCCGAAGCATTACCTGTTGGCAGGAGAGACACATCCACAAGATCTGCATCAGCAAACTTGCTCCAACCGTTAGCCCAACGGAGTGAATCAGTTGGAAGTACATCAGTTCCGCCACTCAGACCAAAGGAATTGACTCCATCACCAACAGTGGTTTCAGTTGCAATAGCAGCACCAAGTTTTTTCCACGCGGTGGAATTTGCTGCTGTTTGCCCGTTTCCCCCAATATCATTGGACAGTGCCCAAATGTACTTGGACTGCTCGTTGATGACAGTTTTATAGTAATTGCTGCTGCCGTCAGACTTGCGGGCATCAAATGCGCGGGACAAGCCTTCAAACTTCTCAATAAGACCGTTTGCAGTTCCTGTCCATGCGCCGTCCTTGTCCAGTACAAGCACATTGATCAGATCGCCTGATCCTAGTGCATCAGCAGCATATGGAGTAGTAACAGCATTTGATCCAATATACTTGGCGTATGCACTCTTAATAGTAAGAGCAGTTCCTGCGGTTTGAGAAACAGGAACAAGAGTAGAGATGTCCACATAAATGTGGTGTGCGCTCAGTCCTGCGGTGTCAGGAACTGCGGAAGCAGCAGCATTATAACCACTGGTGACTCCAAAGAAGTCTCCGAATAGCGGAGCAACTGCTGATGAATATACTTGTGATCCAGTGTTTCCGCTTGTTAGCCTACGGACTCCTGATACAGTAACAGAAGTTCCATCGAAGAAGGTGATTTCATCACCAACTGCGAAATACTTTTGGAAAGTGGCACCGCTTCCGCCCGTAATGATTCGGATGAATGTGGCTCCCTGTGCTGCTGCTCCTGCAAGAGTTCCGCTAGTGGTTCCTGCACCATTGGTGACAACAACCTTGAGTGATGATCCAAGTACGCCAGGATACTTGGCAGCAAACAGCACACCATTAGTAGCAGCAGTGGTTACCGTTCCGCTAGACTCAAAGTCTGTGGTGTTCTTGATTGTGATGTTCTGCGAACCACCGGTAGCAGTTGTATTTCCGTTGTATGAAGCAGCACCCACCACACGAACAACCTGCATATTGTTGCCGTATGACAGGAAGTTAGCGGGGGTGTAGAAGTCAACAAAGTTGTCGTTGTACGGCTTGCCAAAGATGGTAGCCAGTTCGGTTGTGGATGTAACCGTGACAACCTCATCGGTTGGACCCCAGTGGAAATAGCCTGCAAAACCGCCGGGAGTGGTGGCAATTGCAGGAACAATGGTGGTCAGGTCAATCTCTTTAACGCTTACGCCAGGGCTTACTCTAAATGCCATTTGTGTTTCTCCTTCGTGAAGAAGTCAATGCTTTGCGACTGTGCTTCTGTTTGTATGTATTATTTTGAAAGATTCACAAACGGGTCAGAAAG